TGGTGGACTTGATTGCCACGGAGTGCGAAGCAAAGTGCAGTGCTCTTATCGTTGTGGTGAATGCGCAGGCTGATGCGCTCATGACCAGTAGCAGAGCGGACGTTCTACTGTAGCCAATTCGTGACATCGCAAGCCGGAGATCAGCACCGGCCACCACAACACACAACGGGTAAGAGCATTGCAGGTTTACATGGTGGACTTGATTGCCACGGAGTGCGAAGCAAAGTGCAGTGCTCTTATCGTTGTGGTGAATGCGCAGGCTGATGCGCAAAGAGGATACGCGATGGCAACGTTACAGATAGCCTCCTAAGACGAGGTGCTCACCATCAAGCAGGATATCAGCACCTGCCACCACACAACGAGCATACGATACCACCGCCTTTCAAGTAGGTATCCGGGTCGGAACACACTACGCCTGATGACGCTGATAGCAGAAACCAAATGGTCGCGTAGTCTCCCAATGTTACGATTTAGTCGGGAGAGTGAGAAAGGCACATACGGATAGTTGGCTGAGAGGCCGAAAGCAGTCGGTTGCTAACCGATAAACCGGAAACGGTTCACAGGTTCGAATCCTGTACTATCCGCCACATTCAGCACCATTAGCGTAATTGGATAGCGCAAGAGGCTTCTATCCTCTGGGTTTCAGGTTCGAATCCTGAATGGTGCACCAAATTCCAGTTTAGCTTAACTGGTTAAAGCACCCGACTCATAATCGGATGATTACAGGTTCGAATCCTGTCGCGGGAACCATCACTCACCAAAAACAACCCTCAGCAACAACTCATAAACTGGCCTCTGCTCTGTAGTGAGTGTTGGACGACCAAGCGGCGCCTGCAACTGAATCATGCCAATGCAACTATCAACTGGATGCTCTTTGATATATGAGATGACATCAAGCGCTTTTGCTTTTGTCTCCTCGATGTTGTACTGACCCTGCTGGCCGACAACATAGAGTGAAAAATAGTAATCGCCGCCGAGTCCTTTGCTTACGTTCGTGCCGCCATTGGATTGCAGCACCATGAACCGGTCGGTGCCAACTTCGGTATCATTCCAGAACTCAAACTGAGAAGTCCACCCGTCATAAAGACCGGCATCGCTAAGGTACTGGTCAACAAGCTCAAGCATATCTCTCATTTTAGTGTCATCTCTTTTTTAATTACCTGATCGACAAGCTCGCGTGTGTTTTCGCCAGCCTTGAGAAGGAATTTAGGCTCGCCGCTCTTATCCCATACGTTACCCTTTCCTTTGAGCCGTCCTGTGCGCGGCGTATTCGTGCCAAGCAGTTTACCAGGTGCATTATGGACATACAGGGCGTAATTAGCAGCATACCCAATCTTGCCAGTTATGCGAGTGCCATTAACCTCAACGGTGTCAAACTGGCTGTTTATCAGCGCAGATGTAGCTACTGGAGTCATAGACGCCGATTCAGTCCTGATGATGTAGGTGGCGGCTTTTATTGCTGACACTGCCTTCTCGCCAGTAATCTCACCGACTATCTGCTGAGTGCGCTTAATCGCCTGCTGGATACCTCGCATTTTGGCGGCCATACATTACCCCGTTACCAGCGCAAAATCAGGCAGGTCGTTGCGATTTAGTGTGTTGCCGTAATTCACAACGTTTCTAATCTGGTCAGCTCCGGCGGCCAGCGGGTCAGCAGTGGTGATGGTGCCAAGCATGATGAAGTCGCCAACAGACGCATTCTGGTATTCCGTCCAGAATGTGTTTTTCTGTGCAATCTCATTGCCAGCTGTGCCGGTGGTCAGATTCTTATCGAAGCCATAATCACACATGAGGGACTCTGGCGCGGCGAATGTCGGTTTGCCATACTTATCCTTGCCAGTAAGCCGCCAGATTGTGCATGGATATGTGTAAGTCCATCTGGCTATTGCTGACATGGCGCAGCCTCAAGAGTATAAACCCAGCGCGGAACAGGAAGGCGCAGCAATACCAGAATAACCAGCAGTGGCAGGCACCATTTACGGATTGCGATATTTACAGTTAATGTTTGCGTTTTCATCTGCACTTGCTCCCGGTGACAACCCGAAACCACGGCTTTGCTGCCCCATCAGGCTCTTCCACAAGGTCGCCTGTGCAGTCTGCCGTATCGAGTAGTTTCATCTGATTGTAAAGGGCCATCCACGGCTTGCTGCCATAGCCAAATGACTGCGACGCACCAGATGGCGCCCGGTGGCTGGTGATGTATCTCCCGGCTGTATTTGAGGCGATCAGGATAGATGCCCATAGCAGAATTGCATCCTGTCTGCATGTGTCTTCGGGGTAATTAAGCTCAAGGCACTCTGTGATGCTCGCCACCAGACACAGGATGCCAGTTGCGTCTGCCGTGGTGATGGTTACGCCTCTTGACGCCATAGCGGCGACAAGTTCACTTGCTGTCGGTGCTACCATTCTTTTTGCTCTCCCGAATCTTCCACCACATCTCAAAAAGGTTTTTTGCCACTAGTGATAGCGCGCCAAGTATAGAGGCTACCGCGGCCCACTCGGTAATCGAATGGGGGATCATTGAGGCAATGTATGATTGTGCGACCGGCGTCTGCTCTGCCACTTTCAGGCCAAGACCCGTGCCGATGGATGTATAACCGGCTTTGTCGATTACCTGGCCGACAGTGCCACTAATTATCTGGTTTGCGGCGTGCTGAAGCGCGTCTCTCATTAATTATTCTCCGAATGATGAACTTCCAGCATCTGTACACCTGAACCAGCGAAAACGCCATGACGATAACGCCGATTGCTATATCCAATTTCGCCGCCTTACGTTTTTCAGGACGGAACAGCGCGGGGTGAGTGTTGTTGGTTTAATTTTATCATAAAGTGTTGACGTAGATTGAGGGTGTCGCTATAGTGATGACGTAGAAACAACAATAAATGTTAGAGGTGATGAAGATGAATGAATTCAAAGGTACGCCGGGGCCGTGGTCAGTGAATGAAAAGGGCCAGCACTGGAATAATAAATCATTAACCCATCCGGAAGTTATTTTTGGTGAGGATGGCGAATGCATTTGCGATACGGTTTATCAGCGCGAAGATGCCAATCTCATCGCCGCCGCGCCTGAATTGCTGGAAGCACTGCTGGATTTAGAAGCTCGCGCATGCATCTACGTTAATACCTCGGAAGCTAAAGCTGCAATCGCAAAAGCACTCGGAGAATCCCAATGATTCGCCACGAAATCCGCAAAGAAGACCTTAAAGCATGGCGCAACTTCAAAATAAAGCTGGCATTAATCGTTATCGGATTCGCCATTGCCAGCGCAATCTGTTTATCAAAGTGAGGAAAAGATGACATCTCTCGGAAAAATTTACTCAGACAAAGAAACTCGCGGCGGAATCGTGGTCAACAAAGGTTATCAGGTTCCTGTCGACCAGCTTTATCTTGAGCCGGGATACAACATCCGCGAAGCCGATGAGCAGCACGTTGAATACTTCGCGCAGTGCTGGGAATCAGGCCAGCCAATCCCGGCGTTAACTGTTATTCCTGATGCCGACGGAAAGCGCATCAAGATTCTTGACGGCCAGCATCGTTATCTTGGCGCATTGCGCGCCATTGAGCGCGGCGTACCAATTGCGCGCATTGAGTGCAAAGACTTCACCGGCGATGAAGCGGATAAAATCGCCTTCATGGTGTCATCCAGTCAAGGAAAGCAGCTTGACCCGCTTGAGCGTGCAAAGGCTTATGTGCGCCTGAAAGGGTTCGGATGGACGAATGAAGAAATCGCCAAGAAGGTTGGTCGCTCAGTTTCTGATGTGCAGATGCACCTGTCACTTGGTGATGTACCTGATGCCATCAAGCAACGCATCAATGCAGGCCAAATCAGCTATGCCAACGCCGTTGCGGTAGCACGTGAGCATGGCGATGATGCTGTTAACGTTATTGATGCAGCCGTTGAGGAAGCGAAAGCGCAGGGAAAAGATAAGGTGACGGCGAAAACCCTCAAGGCCAAAAAAGTTAAGCCGATTGACCGCCTGATTCAGTTGCTGAAAGAAGCAGATCACATGGTGGTAGCCGAGGGGCATGTGGCACAGGAGACAGAAGAATTTTTGCGCCTTCCTTCTGCTGAGTTGAATGAAGTGCTGGCGATTCTGGAGAAGCTGTGATGAACCCCGAACAATTCATAGAGAAAAACCTGCGCGAAAAACTGCCAGGCATCGACAATGCGGCCATAGAGGCTGCGTTACAACACTATCGACAATGCCGAAGCGTTACCGGAAAATCATTTGATGAGATGCTGTATATTGCAAAGCAGCATTATATCAAGAACAAAAAATAACTGTTATGCTAATGCCTCTATAGAAAAAAGCCCCTTCCGGGGCTTTTCTTTTATTTTGCAGCCATATAAACCCAAATAAAAAACCCGCATAATGCGGGTTCAGTTTACTCTGCTTTCTTTTTCTTTGTCGTCTTTTCTTGCGGGGTTGCGACTTCGAAAGACTTTTCCAGTTCTGGCATGACGCGCAGCTTTGACATCAGATGCTCAGCTGGCTCAGTGATAACCTCGCCAAGCTGCAATTCACGAATCTTGCCCTTTTCTTTTACAAAGATGCCTCGTGCGATGACTTCGTATTTAGCCATTATTCACCTCAATTCATAAAGGGGCCGAAGCCCCTTTTTTATTATTTAGCTGCCTGATCACCGTAGCCATTAAAGACACGGCTTTTCCCGGCGGCATCCTTACGAATCTGGAGGCCCATAGCTGACCACACGAGGAAGTTAAAGTTATCGTGCGAGTTGGTGCGGGCTGCCGCGTAGGTGGAGACAGGCTGAGCAACACGCGGACGGATGTACATGTCGTTGCGAACGTAGCCAACGAAATGGTTACCAGTCAGCAGGAAGTTGGTGCCAATCTTGCCGATACGACCGTTGCCGAACTGCGTGATGTACTGCTCTACGGTGCCGCCTTTGAAGCCAGCTGCATCAGAATACGGACGCATGAAGCTGCGACGCACTGCCGGGGAAACCCACAGAGTCACCTGCTCAAATACGTTCTGCGCATCCAGAATAGCCTGGAAATCCTGATTGAAGAAGGTCACGATTTCGTCTGGCGTTGCGGTTTGCAGGTCGATATCCAGGCCGTCGGAAGCACTCAGGTTTACCTGAATGGTGTTCGGGTGGTTGGTGATGCCATAACCAGTGTAAACACCGTTCACGTTCAGAGTCTGGTCGCCAGTCAGCAGGTATTGCGCCATATCGGAACGCAGGTTGAAGGTGACGTTAGCCTGATCGTCCAGCAGTGGGTCGAAGCCTTCAGACTGCATGCCCAGCAGTTCGCGCCATTCGCGGCTGTAGCCAGTTTTGAAGATTGGGATCACATCACCAGTGTAATCGTAGCGAGTTTTATCCAAATCTTCCGGTTCCTGACCAGACAGAGTGCGGACGACCTTACCAGCATCGGAAGCAATGCGGCTGATTGCTACAGTCTTACCAATGTTGATGTTTGCCGCGATGCCCATCAGGTCAGCCATCATATCCTGACCAGCTTCGTTGCGGAAAACGCGGGTGGTGACGTTATCCACGTCGCGCCAGTAATCTTTCGTTACCAGTGCGGTGGCGTTAACGCCATAAGTTTTCGCCAGTTCAGCTTCTGCATTGCAGAACACCTTGCGGTCGATAGTGAGATGTTTCCACTGGTCAGCCACCACTGCGGAGTTGGCTACCAAATCTTTGGTAAAAACAATCTTTTCCATCATTATTCTCCAGCAGGCACGGAAGCATTGCCAGCACAACGAACCGCAACGAGTTCAGCGTCATCAGAGGCAACGGTATAAGTTTCATCGGAATAGAACAGGATATTTTCCTTATTAGCGGCAACTTTCAGCGCACCAGTGCCATCACTTGCCAGCGGAGTGCCTTTCTTCAATTTGGAGTTTTTAGCAACCAGTGCGTGATAGGTGACGCCAAATTCACACTGCACAGCCATGCCAGTAGCGCCAGCGGGAACATCTTCAGATACATCACCACCACCGAGGTAGTTATGCTGGAGCACATAAGGGAAACCCTGACCACCAGCAGCCGCATGCGCGATGATTTTGTCGTCAGTGGTGTCGAAGTCAACCAGTGCTCCCGGCTTCAACTCGACCTTCATGATGCCTTCACGAATCTGCGGGTCATTTTTGCGGGCCGGGCCGCCGATGATGGTGCCATAACGGATAGTAGCCATTATTCAGGTGCCTCCATATCAAAATCTTCTTCGGCACGGTTCGGCTGGAACCCGCCGGAAATCGGAGCCGCTTTACTGGTGAGCGCATAGGTTTCACGCAGCGCTTCGCCAGTCAGCGCATTAACAGCAGATTCCGGCAACTTCAGCTCAGCCATAATGGCGGCGCGCATTGCGGTTTCTTCCTGTGCGGCATTGGCTTGCAGCTGGTCGCGCAGGGTTTTGTTTTGCGCCTCCACATCGGCCAGTTTCTGGTTGACTGCGGTCAACGATTCCTGAACCGGTTTGAGGGCATCGGCTAATACAGCCTGTAATTCCTCGTTAGTCATTGAGATTTCCCCTTGAGTTGTTTTTACCGGTTCAAGCTCTGTCTTATAAACAGCCTTAACCCGTTCACCGACTAATTCTACCATATCCTCGCGGACGATGTAGGACTGCATATAAATGGTGCCGTCAATCTCAACGCCGAAGTAATTATCATAAACGGCGACGATATAGGGCCATACATCAGACTGAGTCTCTGCCTTGATGATATTGCGGAGTTGCTCAGTAATATCAGTGAATGACAGCTGATTCCCAGTCAGTCGATTGATGGCGCGCTGCCACCATTTGATTTTGTTTGCACTTTCGTCGGTCATTGCTGATTCCTCAAGGTTAACTACAACGCGCTCAATGTCTTCGCCGTTAGCAGCAAAGATACCGACACCATCAGCAGGGCCGCCAGCACCTGGAATGCCAGGTGGAAGAATGGCGAGGTGATCCCACTCCATATTCCGGGCAATCCAGGAATATTTTTTGCCCTTAGAAGTTCCTGATGCCTGCTCGCGGTTGAGTAACAGACCTGTAGACACCTGAACAGGTTTAGCATCGGCGCTGTTAACTTTGAGTCCGTCAATGCGCGACAGCAATTCCCTGCCTTTATCAGAGCGCTCAGCCACCACCTTGTTAATATAAAGGTCTACCAGTGCTTTGCTGCCGTCATGAGATGAGTTCTCAATCCATGCACCAACGCTGAACTGATTGGCGGCTCGCGTCATGTTTGCTGACACATATTTGCCATCAATCTTCGGGTGGTCATATGGCGCCGGTTTCCCGTCAAGACCATGGAATGACTTTTTAATCTCATCGCCAGGGTACAGACCGCCATTCATGACGATGTCATCCACCACCGGCACAACATTCTTGATGACATAATGCGGGTCGCCATCAATGATTTTTTCACTGATGTTGCTGGCTGAGTTGATGGTATACAGGATGTTAACCTGTAATTTATTATTCATGTGCTTGAATGCCTCCACCTCAGCAAGGCGCTTTTTCGCCGCCTCTTCGGTGTCGTACTCGCCAAACTGGTGCGAGCCATCCTTAGATTTAACGACCCACTTGCCGCCAATTTTGACAATCATGACCTTTCTCCGCGCTTACTTTATGCCCGGATTATAACACACCATGAATATGCACCACGAAACGGACGCGAGAAGGTAAAGCGGAGATGCGGTAAAAGCGAAAAGAGTAGCACAAAGAATGATATCAGTATGATTGGCATGGCTGCTACCTCCTGAGTGCAAGGTAACAGCCACGGAAGAGAATTTATTGAGGACTATTCTTATTTAACATTCCGCAGTTAACTTTTGCGCGGTTTACGGCATCCATAAATTTCCCGACAGGCATCGTTTTGCGGATTTCAGCCAGAATGGCGCCGTGTAACATTCTTTCTTCGCCGTAATAGAGCTTATCAAGGCGAGTGCGAACCAGCGCGCGGGTGCGCTGCATGTGTCCCTTCGCCTTCATGGCCTTCTCTCTCCATACCTTATTTCCATTCTGATTGCCAGCAAGCTGGCGCTCGATAGCCTCAATCTCAAAGGCAAGCGTCATATCAATGTCATCCAGTTCGCTGATTGTTGCTTCCATGATTTCGTTAAGTTGTAGTTTCATTTACGACTCCACATCCAAATGTTTAACTTCGCCATCTTTGTATAACCTCCAGGGGATGCAAACGATGCATCCACCAATATTCATTTCAATGGAGTGCTCACCCTCTCTGAATGAATCTGCATGCCACTGGCTAACCGTGTCGTCATGCCATGTAATTTTAATTAATGCGTTTTTTGGTTTGCTCACATTCACTTCCTCCACTATCCACCCCATCTCTCTGCGATTACTAGCCGTACGCTCACAGTTGGTGACAAACAGCACGGTTCCTGATTTATGCTTTACCGCCCACATGACTGACGTGCCCCGGCAAGCAGCTTTTCAAACATCATCCTGTCACGGCTCATGCCAAACGGGATGATCTCCTGCCAGTAATATTTCCATGCACCGCCGGGAAGCATTTCACGGTCAACCTGACCAATGCTTGCCAGATAGCGCATGCGTGCCTTGAGAATGGTGTAGTTGACGCCGACAGCCTCTGCTATCTGCTTGCTCTTACGCCCAGGATTCGCCTCAAGATAACTCTGAATAGCCAAATCGAGCGCAGTATTATCGGGATTGAGGAAATACTTAAAGCAGCGCCTGCCATAGCTGACGCTTTCCTCTTTAATAATAAATCCCATACCCTCCAGCTCAATCAGATAGCCTGTAACGCTGGCTCGGTTTGTCATGCCAGTCTGCTTGCGTATCATGGCATTGGTTGCGCCGCCGCAGCGCTCTATCACCGTGAGTATTTGCGTTTTAAAGTCCATTTGCGCGCTCCATTGCATCTTGCTTGTAGTCGTCAGCGGTATAGAGGTGGCCATTTCTGGTATTCCATTTAATGATTGCTGTCGCCGCAACCATCCAGTCATCAGTACGGCAGCCGCAATCCTGGCATACTACAAAATGCCATTGCCCATCCTTGTTCCGCATGGAATTTTCGCTACCGCAAAACGGACACTCTAGTAATTTCTCATCATTCATCATTGGTTTCATTTCGCCACCCATTCACCAATATTGCTGAAATGCGGGCGCCCTTCGCGCCACTCAATAATTTCGCGGTTAACCTGCCGTTGCATGCGGTTGCGAACCTCGCGCAATTCGCTTTCAACCCAGGCTCGAGTACGGTCAAGTTCCTCCAGCTTGTTCAGCAACTCTTTTTCGTACACCTGATCAGCATTCATTTTTTCTCTCCATCAGCACTTTGTAGTGAACGCCATAATATTTGAGCACCTGACTATGGCTGTGCAGATACCCGTCATCATCTTCAATCGGTAGTCTTACCACGACGTAAAACGCCCGGTAGAGTTCTGTCCATCCATGACAACATTTGCGCTTCCTCGGCTTCATGGGCGGCCTCCATAGCAGCGAGGTCAATGCGCTGCTCGATAGATTTAATGATTGACTCTGGCACATTAAGCATTTGCAGAGCCTCCCGGCAATCGCGCTTATGAACTTCTGTCACCTCCTGCCACTTCTTCATTCCACACCACCTCTCGCAACTATGATACAATCTACAACACCTAGTATTGACTAATTGACGTAGATTAGTCAAGATGATTTCACAGGAGAGCGACAATGGCGAGACAACGCAAAGAACCACTGGAAGCACTGACTGAAATTATCGCTAAGCGCCAGCCGTTAAGCCTGCGAGATGTCAGATATTACGCGCACTGCTATGTAGCAATGCGGGAATGGAGCGCTGAAGAAATGTATGCGTTTGTGCGCGAACACTTCAGTGTGGATGAGAAAAACAAGGTTACGCTGAGGGTGGAGTGATGAAATACAAATACCTGAAGGGAAGTGCTGATTATTTTAATGGTCATGAAGATGCCGTTCTTGCTGTAAAATCAGCAACCAGTGGCAAAATCCACTACCTCAGCGCGGATTATGCAGGGCGAGATAAGGATATCGAAAAGTCTGGCGATATTGTTATCGCTCATCGTGAGCCAGTAGCTGATGATGACTTGAATGGGCGCGCCAGCTCCACAGAAGCCCTCATCACCGAGCGCGGCAGCCGTTATGGCAAATTCAAATATGGCGCAGATATCATGCAGTCACTGAAAGACACCATGCGCGACGTTGACGGCTGGAATACCCTGACGGCGAGCCAGAAGGAGGCGCTCGACATGATTCAGCATAAAATCGGTAGAATCCTGAATGGCGACCCGACATACGACGATAGCTGGAAAGACATTGCTGGCTATGCAACATTAATTGTTAATGAACTGAATGGGGAGGTAAAGTGATGGCACAATGCAAAATCACTGAAGCACAAGAGTCGGGGCACTTTGAGTGCAATGGGTTTGCCGCACGATTAAAAGGCAAGCACCTGACTATTGAAGTGACCGGTGACAGGGTCAGCATCTTATATGATGGCAGCGTATTCACCATTGATGAGGTTGGGGAGATTATAAAATGCATCCAGCACATCAACAAAAGTGTTAGCAAAGCATCGATGGTGAAACTATGAAAAGACTCCTGAAAAACATCGCATGGGATATCTTCCTGATGTGGCCGCTGATTTACTTCGGCCTGTTTATGCAGAATGTGTATGCATACAATATGGCTGTGGCTTTTTTCTGGTTCATGTCGATTGCGTCAATCATTACATCGGTTGGTTTGCTGTCAAGCAAAGACCTGCTTGATAAATCCGTTGCTCGCTACAAAAAGCCGCTATGGATTCATCATAAATACCAGGTTGTGACGACATTTTGCGAAATAGCAGTAATGTTCGCGCTTGGTTATTTCTGGCTTGGTGGATTTTATCTGACCGCGACGCTGTTTCGCGCTGCCGCCAAGGAAAAAGTGACAGAGGAGGCTGGTAAATAATGCCGGTAAAGCAGAATAGAGTACCAAAGGCCTACATCATCACCAGCAACCGTGGCCGCCGCTATCTGGCTTTTGCTGGTAGTGTTGAGCATCAGAACGCGGCCATGTTTGGGTATAAAATTAAACCACTGTATGAGTGAGAGAAAAATGGAAGAGAAAAAGTATGTTGTTGAGTTCACTGAGGGTGAGCTTAATCAGGTAATGGAGTGTATCAAGCAGGCGTGGGCCGATGGCTTTGAAGATAAAGACCTTGAGAGCGCAGGAAGCAAGATTGTCGACAGGCTTAATGACCTGTAAAACAAAGCCCCTTTACGGGGCTTTTTTATTACGGAGGGAGTTGTATTGTGCCTGGCACGTCAATCCCGCTTCTCTTGCTGAGTCAGCATATTCTGCCAGTTGTCGATTTCTTTCGACAGATTCGCTGAGCAGTTGGGAGAGCAAAACTCCGGTACTGGCGGTTGGATTGCCAATGGACTCAGCGCGGGAATAATCGACGAGCTGCTTTCTGATTGTGGCGAGCTGTTGCTGCAACCTGCCAGACTTAACAGCAGCAGCGGAAGCATCAGCACGCGCGGCATCAATGCGGCCTTGCGCTTCCTGCTCGATGGTCTTTTTGTCTTGCTCATGTTGTTCGCTTGCCTCTTTGTCTTTGACCTTCTGTGCCTCTACGGCGGCCAGATATCCAGAGTTATATTTCTCCTTCCCGTAATTGACCCACTTCCCGTAGATAATCAGCGCCAGCAGTGCTACGCCGATAATGGCCGCAACAACTTTCCAGTTAGCCTTGAGGATTTGCAGAATCATTTTTCAGCGCCTTAATCTCTTTCTTCATGCCGTGCATTTTTCCAAACAGCGAGGCAATAAGGATGCTGTAGCTGATCGCCTTGACCGCAATCGGTGGAATGGAAGACTTTAAGTCTTCCGGCATGAATGCCCATACATGAACCATAGCGTCAGGCCAGAGCTGAATCAGCGAGCAGAATGACGCCCAAATGCCGATAAGCCAGTTAGTTAGGCGCCTCATGACATGTAGACCTGACGTTCATCTGCGCGGCGCTTGGTCAGTCCGTTCATGACCTTGCCATTAGCGCGATTCCATACCCGGAACTGGTCTGCGGCGCAGGTGTAGCAGCGGGAGTTATGCTTTTTCAGCAGAGTTGATTTGCCAAAGTTACCAAGCCCGATGTTGTAGGCCAGCGACACCATTGCATCAAACTGGCCCTGAGTTGTTGGGGCGGTGATGAGTGACGAGACGCCGCTTTCAAATTTCGCTACGTCGTCACGCAGCATCTTTTCCGCTTGCTGTGCGGTGATAACCATGCCTGGCTTAACGCCTTTGGTTGTACCGTAACCGATAGTCCACGGCGCTCCGCCAGTGGCTGGGTCTGGATATGCCTTCGAGCTGTAACCCTCGAATTGTTTAATTAAATCAATGCCACGCTGCGATAGTTTCATTTGTTACCTCCGGTGATGCAGATTATTTTATCACAATAGTCTTGACGTAGATTGAATCGTAAGCGATGATGTAGATACACAAACACAGGAGAGTAAAAAATGAAAAAATTAATCGCAGCAGCAGTATTCGCAATGGCTTCATTTGGTGCGTCGGCTGGCGAGTTTTGCAATGCAGTTGGTGAGTTCGGTGAAGCGGCAGCAGAAGCCCGTGATGCTGGCGTATCAAAGCAGCTCGCGCTGATTGTTTCTTTTGGAGGCCAGTATGGCGCTGAATTTAACCAACTCAGCAAGGCCATCGTTGATGGGGCATACAAAATGACAGACAAGACACCGAAAGAAGTGGCCGCTGTCGCACGTGAAGTCTGCCTGTCAACGATTGGTGACAAATAATGTGCCCGCTACTGATGTTTAAGGCCCGCAATCGCTACGTAAGGCTGGTGATGCGCGGAATGGATGAGCATGCAGCATGGCTGAATGTGATGGGTGAACTGAAAAGCATTTATAACGGAGAGAAGAAATGAAACTGATTGATATGCTGGTTGAGGATGGCCTGAATGGCTGGCAATGGCCTGATGGGGTGGAGTGTATTACACAGGATAATGGGAGCAGCATATACAAAGGGGTAGCATTTGGATACCATAAAGCGCCTTATCTTAAAAAAAAACATATGGTTAGCAAATAACGGAACAGGTCACGCAGACGCAAAAATAAAAAAATATGACGTCGTTGCTGACGATTGGGACACCGCCATCATCACCCGTGAACAGTACGAAACCGCGCTGGCTGCCAAAAATGACGGCTGGATTAATTGGGGTGGTGGTGAATGCCCTGTGAGTGCCAGTGAAATGGTTGATGTTATATTCGGACATGGCGGAAGAATGTCGGCCAACATCGCAGACTGTTGGCGCTGGAGTCACGACGGAACTGATTCTGATATCATCGCCTACCGTCTGCACCAGCCGCAGGAAGCAGAGCGTAAGCGCGATGAAGCTGTACAGGCGTTATGCTATGCGGGCGTAGGTAATGGAAAAGTTGATGAGAAGGCAGGTTATGGTTCTTGCTGGTTTGACGTGTACGACGCCATCGCGGCCGGTAAAATTCCTGGAGTGAAGCTGGAGGATTGATATGTGCAGAATGAGCAAGAAAGACTCGCCGGAAGAATTGTTGTGGCGCCACTATGATGCTTACTTGTGAGTCCGTGTCGGTAATTTTCAGTTGAGGAAATATTATGGTTTGGTTTGTCCCTTTCGCGCTTGGTGTGGCGTATGGTGTTTTTGGCATCACAACGAGCGATAAGCAATTGTTGATAAGTGCAAATGTCTGGATGGCCGTAGCATATATGGTTGCCCGCAAATGAAATAAGGCCCTCTAAGTGAGGGCTTTTTTGTGCGTATCCTGCCAAGCCTCACGCTGCTTATCGAGCCTTTCTTGCGTCTTCTCAAGTATAACCGGCTTGCCATCCATCACCAGCGCCGGAGTCTGTGCGCAGTGACAATTCCTGCGGTTTGCGCCCTCACTGTAGAACTCATCAATCTCTTCCGGGGTGTAATATTTCCCATGACGCGCGGCATGAGTGACGCGGGTGGTCTTCATCAGCGCCGACTGCCAGAGCATGATGGTGTCCATACCCAGCGTGACTTGCGCCTCTTTCACTTCGCGCCTGTTGGCTTCGCGCAGGGTGTTGGTGATTTCAGTCTGAGCAATTGATCGCGCATAGCTCCTTGATACGTCCATGCGGTTAACGATGTTTTGCTCAACCACTCCCGGAGCGTCGCCATTTGCAATTCCAGCAGTGATAACCTCTGCCACCTGTTGCCGCGTGTAATCTGAAAGGCCACCCCAATCGTTATACGTGCGCGCATACGCAAGCTGAAGCCTGTCGAGATACGGCTGAGAGTACAGAATTTCAGCAAGCGGTCTGCTGTCTTTGTATGCCGACGACAGGTCGCCAAGGTCTGAGTTAGCCTTCTGCGTACCGGCATACATGGCGTCGCTGACGTAGGATGAGGCCCACAACCTTCCGTGCGTGAAATCATCACCTTCCAGCAGCTGACCATCAAGAATGCGCTGAAGCTCATCAAAGAATGTCGATGCGCGGTAAGCGGAGAAATCATAATAATAATTTCCAGTCTCGGCATTACCGGTCGCCACAGGAATAGTACGGAACAACTCGGCAACCTGCGATTTTAACGTCACATATCTGGCGTCAACATCGCGCACCATCTTATTGACGCGACCCACTGCTCCGAGTGGGTCTGTCAGGCTCATGCTTAATTTTGGCTGCGGAAGCCGGGCATTAATTTTGAGGAGGCGCATCGGTCTGGCCCTGCTGTTGGTCTTGCTGTGATTGCTGGTCTTGCTGCTGCTGACCTTCCTGCAATCCTTCAGGAAGCCGCCCTTCCAGAGGCTCCATACCAACAATGCCGCGCATCTCATCGGCGGTCATCAGGGCCATCTGCCCTGCATCGAATACGGATTTGTTTGCAGTGGCAAGCTTGACGAGCAGGTCGGCCTTATTCAGCTCGGAAGGTGCAAGCAGGTCATCCCATTTGCAGTAATAACCGCTCTCCGGCGCTTTATCCAGGATGCCAAAGGAAATCATCCGGTCGATGAACACCGAGATGATGTAGTCCAGCCAGTCCTCACGGCGCTGTTTGGCGCTCATGGCGTCGTCGGTTTTATCCTCATCGGATGCAAGGCGGCCAGTCTGCTGACCAAACAGGATGGTGAATGGCTTCTTGATGGATGCTGCAAACTGGTTGGCTGCAATAGTCCACGTTGGCCCTGGGTCTGCTGGCGTCACTGAGAGCACTTTGACATCGGCGCCCATCGTGAACATCGCCGCGTCAATAGCCTCATTCAGGCGCGCCACATCCTCATTGAGCACATCTGCCAGCTCTTCCAGCGGCACACCCATTTGCTGCGCCAGAGACTGAGCGGAAACGTTGTCTTTATTATAATTAACGTTGAGCTGTCGGCTTGCATTCTTCAGGAAGCCCTCGGAGCTTGATCCGGTGACTTTCGCCATGTCGATGAGGTGGTTATACCCGGCGCGCAGAAGCGGAACGCCAGAGTAAATTGAACCATCCATCGCGCCTTCGGCAAATACGATTACGCGGTCAGGGTGAATGCTCAGGGAGCGCGTTGGCTTGCCGTCGCTGTTGCAGGCGCCGACTACCGACTCCTGATATTCGTACATCTTCGGCTGACCATAGTCCTCACTGGCTTCGTCGTTTTCCCACTCGCTAACGCGAAGCTGCTCTTCCCATACCGGAATGTAACGGACAATGGCAGCATCCTTGATGCGTCTTGTTTTCGTGGTGTCTACCGGCTCATTCCACTGCTTTCCGTCACGGATTTGCAGTATGAGGCCGGAGTAGCGGTTAATGAGGTTTCTGCGGTCAGCATCCTTGATGAATGGCGCAGCACGCTTAAACAGCTTATTGGCGGCCTTCTCCCACGAGGTGCTTGCTTTGTCATCGGCGCCTTCTTCGAGGATTTGCGGCGGAGTCTGCCAGCACTTATCGAGTACGCGATTGACGCCAGCAGTTGCCGGTGCATAGCGCTCATAGGCATAGCGGAACATCTCGGCGGTGATTTCATCGGGGTAGCCACATTCGACCCAAAGACGATCGTGTTTGTGGTCGATATTCTTCCCACCAAACTCCCGACGCTGCCGCTCGATGAGCCTGTTATTGTTCGCCACTCGCTGCTGAATATAGGCGTTTACCGCCTCTAACTTTGACATTTCGTCACCATAAAAAATCCCATCGCATGGATGGGATTATAGCATGGTCATGGTTAATCTTTTTCGACCTGGAATGGGTATCTCTTCCTGAATCTTCCAAGCGCGCAAAATACATTGTGCTCGGCGCCATAGTTAAAATGAACCTGATGGCCGCCTCCAGCACGCACAACATTAAGACATAATGCCACCTGCCCTGTGTGTGACTCGTACTTTTTGCCAACCATCTCCTCGCGGATTGACTCTGTAGTTTTAAAGTGCATCACTTCACCTCAACGCATTGTAAACTGTCAACATCTGGACTTACATCATGCCACGTCCGCTTTTCCTCGGCGATTTTCATTGCCGTAACGGCCGCCTGACACTGCTCCATGCTTTGCATTGGCACCACCTGCATATTGGACGTATTGCTTGTGATTACGAATACCAGGAAGAAATACGACATCACTTTACCTCATCATCAACCAGTGACCGGAACCATGCGGGGTATGACTTCGCGCCGAGTTTATGGTCAACATTCTGAATATAATGCGCCGCATCATCCAGCTTGTCGGAAAGATAATAAAGCGACTTTCTTGCGCCAATAAGCATGGCGCCACAGATTAGCATCACAATCAGATGCGGGTTGATGATGCAGAACAGGATTGTTTTGACGGCTTTAATCATTCCACCTTTTCGAATTTGTCGATGATTAACTTGTCATCTCTTCCGGTCCCTCATTTTGCTGCGAACAATGCAGCGCGCCGCTGTCGCTTAGGAACAATTTAACATCGTGAAAATACTCACCATCAATAATCATTTCATCCCCTCGCCGTGTTTAAATTTATATGTTTTAACATTTGAGTCAGTGAAAGCATCCAGAACTGACGCAGTAATTACCGCCTGTTCAGCAGTCTGCCCCAAGCACATTGCGGTCATAGCAAAGTCTCGCCCGCAACCAGCGGCAAGTGGGGGAATGACCGCGTAAACCGCCGGATATTTATTATCAGGAATCTTCTGGATGGCAAAACAGTTCCCTTTGTCTGTGAATACCCATTGAGTGAATTCCAGCTCTTCTGGCATCTCCATAATGCCATCAACAGCCAGCCGCATGAACTGCTTCGCGTATCGCTCATCACCGGCAGCGCCACTACCAACAATCAGTACCGCCAGCTCACCGCAAATAAAAAACTTATCATTTTCATCAAGTACAAAAGACTTCTGCTGGTTAGCCATAATCAGGCTTCCGGCAGTGGACTTATCGTGCGCAATCGTAACCCCATCCCATGCAATTGTTGTCATTTCATCACCTCAATCATAAATACGATACCCTTCATAAATCACCACCCTCATCGTTATTTAACTCAACATTACGAAAGAAATCATTAATCGTCTTCAGGCCACTATAACCACGGCGCCGCTGCAACTCACACAGCACCTCATCATACATGCGCAGTAGGATGGCCTCATCCACATCGTACCTTTCGCACAGCGCCTCATCAGACACGCCAGCTCTTGCTAGTGAGTATATTTTCTCCTTCTGCTCCCACGAAAAAGATGAGTATGCCTTCATGATGCCACGGTGATGTAGTTATGTCAATGCGCCTTTACGTAGATTCTAGCATGTCGTAGATTAAAATGAAACCTCTCGGAGAAATCTTATGAAATGTGTCATTTTTGAGCTTGATGGTGTGCTGCGCGATGCTGAAGGAAATGCTATTGCTGGTAACGTTGCGCTGGCTAAGTCGCTCTACTCTGCCGGGCACGACGTCCTAATCATGAGGGCAAAGCATGCGTATGAGTGGCTGCATGCTAACGATGTTTTCTATGATGACATTATGGCTTCGCACCAGCAGATTGACGCAGACAGGGTGGCAATGGCGGTCGTTTCTGATGACGTGATTTATGCCGCAATGCGAAATGCGGGGATTCACTGCTGGCTTTACAAATAGACCCCTGCCGGGGTCTTATCTCCTGCTCCGCCTAATCCATCCAGAGCCACGCTGTACGATGTGATCGTTGCATGCATATCTGATTGCGTCAATGAAGTGGTTCCACGCATCCACAATATTTGTGAGCACGTTACCCGTCAGCTTGTCCACCTTGTAACTGTACATAGTGAACTCTTCCTGAGTCTGTGTGCAGCGGTCATGAATGATGATGCTGTCGCAACCCCTGAGCCAGGTTACACCATCCTCCACGCTCCCGGGCCACTTATTGCATGGATGGATATCAAATCCTGCGCGTTTGATGTGACTGATTGTTTCTGGCCGAGAGCAGTCCCCATACCATCTTGCCTTCCTGGAGAGTGGGAATGATTGCTCCATCGCTGTAGGTGTGTCGGTAATCTCAAGGCCTACACGGCCGTATTCGCGCGCGACGTAAAGGTTGCGGCGGTCATCAGGAAGTTTCTCAATGTAAACCTCAACCATCGCCGTTGCGTCCTGCGAGAATCCAAAGTCGATGCCAAAGTAAGGCCCATGCCATTCCGGCTTAACCTCGAAATCAGCAACGCGCCACTTACCGCCAAATACCTGCTCATCATTACGCTTATTAAAGCGCCCACCCCACACCCATTGATAGCGGTCGAAGTCGGTCTCTTTCATGCGTTGCATTTGGCTTGGGAGCGGAGTATCCCAGAACCACGGATTGTCTGAGTAATTACACTCCATAATCAGGTTTTCATCATCCTCATAGATGCCGCCATTTTCGCGCAATTTATTATAAAAAGGCTCAACCCATATTTTCCACGTCGGGTCATGCTCTTTATTTGGGTTGAAGGTCACCCATATCTCTGACCCTTCAGCGCGGACTGTTGGGGTGAGGATTTCCCAGCTTGTCTGGCTGACGTTTTCCGCCTCCTCGACCCAAGCTACTGTAATGCCAGCGAAGCCTTTTACGGTCGTCTGGTTGCGATACAGGCCTTTAAAGCGGAACTTTGCTTTCGTTACCTTGTGTGTTATTTCGTTGTTGATGACGCGAAACTCTTTTGTCTCGCCCTTCCTGTCAATCTCGTCTTTCAGCTCCTGATATGAACTATCCTCAATAGACTGCTGAATCTCACGAAAACAAGCTATCCTGTCAGGCTTAAAGCGTGCACGCTCCGTAAGTATTGTTGTTACTGTCCTTGTTTTTCCGCTGTTGTGTGTAACCGTGCCATCAGCAAGCAGGAAAAGATGATCGCCATCAATAGTGAACCCAGCGTATTCACCATGCCCGACATAAGACAATGACACCTCAGTCATCTTTCCACGGGTTGACTTGGTTTTCTCTGCTATCTTCCTTTTTACTCGGCATGGGATTGTATGAAGGTCACCACTAACGAACACCTCCCATACGTCCTTTTCGTATATTCTTTTCTCACCTTTATATTCAAAGGTGACATCAGTCTTTTTGATTATGCTTGACTTGAAGCCAAGAGATCTTGCCACATCCATCAAAGAGAAGGCCATTTCTTTATTTATTGATGTGAAAGAATAGCTTTTCTTTTTCTGGTCATAATGCGAATCAGTATCCAATAGCCCAGCCAGAATCTGAAGTCTTACCTCTCTGCTGTTTTTGATATAGCAGTCAGGTATGTGTTTATTATTAATCACCCCAAGCTGCTGCATTTTAGTTAGTAACGGGTTGGTGTTCTTCCCCATGCCAGCAGCTCGACCATTAGTTATCGCATAGACAGGGCATCTATCATCGTCGCGAACCTTTACCTGCATCCCGTATTTGCTTGCCACGTTGTGAATGTAGTCAACTATCTCTGGATCAGGCGTGCATACTTCAACACCACGAGATGAACCATCACCTAACCATAAACCAAGAAAGTACGGGTCAACTGGGACGCTTTGGTCATTAAAATCCCATCCTGTTCGCCACCCTTTAAAGACATGGCGGAACTTTTTGGAAGTTGCGCGCGACAAATATTCTGAAACACCAATATTCAGTATTTCAGGTTCATTCGGGTAATAACGATAAATTCTTTTACCATCCGGTGTTTTTGTCTCGTCACTGATAGCAGATGGAATCTTTCGTAATGACAGTATGTGACTTGAGTTGACAGTGTAGTCATCAGCATATTTTTGATGAACCGTATACATGTCATCAAACCCCCGACAGATGTTTAAAACATTTCGTGGTTTACTGTCTGGACCCATAACCTTATCGCCAACAACGATATCCTCTACGCGTTTTAGGCTACCATCAAACATCCTCACCATCGTGCCGATGGCTAAGCATCCGCGCCCGCCAAACACAATCTTATTACGCTTGGGGTAAAGTAGCTTTTCCAGCTTTTCTGGTATCAGGTGATCAACGCCAATATCAGAGTCGCTAACGTCATCAACTCCGCTTTGCGTCATTTTTAGTTTGCGAACAATCTGCTTATCTGTATTAACAACACCGAACACCGCAGATTCAGGCGCATCAATCACGCCATCGCCAATAATCTCTTCGAGTTTTTCAATTGCTGGTGCTGAGAGTCTTTTGCGTGCCATATATAGATTCCTCATCAGGGCATCATTGAAGTGAATGCGGCAGGCGGTGATGAGTCGCTTTTCGGGTGCCCCCTAGCCGCATTGATTATTATAAATCAGTTACTGTTGCTGCTCCAGTAATTTCTCCAGCCGCTCAAGGCGCACCGCAAGCTCTGTTACCTCTTCGATATCAAGCCCGGCCTTCAGAATGTCTGCCATCATCTTGCCAATGTCGGCTGGAACAACGCCAGTAGAGACGCCCTTGATAATCGCATCCATCTTCTGCACAGGCGTACCGTCAGAAGGGAAATCAAACTCAACAGGTGGCGCTACAGGCTTTGGAATTGGGTTCAGTCGCAGGAATATCTCACGCAGCATGCCGGTAGCCTGAGCGTCTTCGCATGTCATCGCCTTGTTGATGTAGTACGTGACGAATTCAATCTCATTCATCGGCGTATTTGCAGCACGTAATGCTTCAAGAAGAACTGTTCTGTAGCTTTTTCCTCTTGGTGGCGGCTGATTGCTGGATGAAAATTTGTGCTTAGGGTTCGGATTTGCCATTTTATATGTGTCCTTTGAGTAACTCACATAGGACATATCTTACCACATGGCGTAGATAAAAAAGAAGCCAGCGCAATGCTGGCTTAAAGGGTGGTGAGGTGATGATCGATGAAACTATTATACACCATGATTATCGTGAAACCCATACTCTTCTTCTGCTTTCTTTCTTGCCAGCTCCGCATCAAGTATGTCGTTGAAATATCCAAGATGTATGAACTTCTTGTTAACCCTTATTTTTGCTTGCCACTTTCGCTTATCCTTCCTCCAGTGTACCCCAGTTACTCCACTACTATTGCTAGAGTACTTAGATTTGTTTTTTAGATTCCCTCCCCTATTTGTCAGCCTGAGATTTTCAATCCTGTTATCACCAGGGTTATGGTTTATATGGTCAATCTCCAATCCACCAGTTATAGGGCCATTATGCATTTCCCATATGATTCTGTGCGCAAAGTATTTTCGTCCAGAGCACCAAATAGATGTATATCCTTTTGACCCTGAGTGGCCTGCAACCTTACCTTTTCTTGCCTTGCGGCCATCATCCTCGCGCCATATCAGGTTTCCGTTGTTGTATTCAAACAGCTCATTCCAGTCTATTCTTTTCATCACACTTACCGCTCCTGCACCACAAATCATTGCGTGGGGATTTAACATGAACCACCTCAATCGCATCAGGAAAGGCTTTGGCGATTGCTGCTATGAAGTGGTCGACTCCTTCAATCTGCGCAGCTTGCCATACCTCCCGCTTTGATTTTTGCGGCATTACTGATACCTCGTAGTTGAGTACATATACCGAAGCATACTGTTATGCTCAACCACCATCATCATACTGCCAACCTGAATGACGGCGTGATGCTTTCCGGTCTCCTCATACAGAAAGTCAGCCTCTTCGCATGCTGCCTGAATGTCGCTCCACAACATGATTCACCTCACGATAAAGTAGACGGCCAGTGCAACAACAATCCAGAATGCAATGCAGGCTACAGCAATAAGCCTGCGGATGATGTAGGGTTTCATGGTTTATCCTCCTGCGGGGCGGCTGTGATTAAGTTATGCAGAACCGAGTAGGCATCATCACCATGCGCTTCAGTGTAGTCGCTCATGTGCGTATTGATATGGCGAATCCAACCTTGTGCATCACCATAATTGCGCTCGCGATAGTCATCCAGCATGCACTGAACCAGGCGAAGGGCTTCAATCAAGTTTGTGTCGATAGCATCAAGCACTACCGGTGCTGGCTGTGCGTGATAGAGGGTCGTATCCTCGGTACCAGCAGAGACAGAGATTACCTTTCTCATCCTAGCCGTATCGGTTGAACAGAACAGTTTTCGTTCCTTGTAATCTGGCTCGCTGTCCATTGCGGCCAGCGCTATACGAGCCAGTTCACGCAAATTCTCACTATGCGGAGATGTCATTTCTCGGCTGATAATGTGCTGCGCAGTATCAATCAGAATCTGCCGCTGCTGCTCTCTGGTTATGGTTGATTTGGTCATTGGGCTATTCCTCCACGCTTATATCTACGGAAACTTTCATCTTCCCTGCGGTGACCTCAAAGCCAGTAACATCCGCATTAAGCATGTATTCCGAGATAACCAGGGCGAGTAGTTTCAATTTGGCGTCAGTGTTGTTGCCATTCAGTTCTTCCAGGAGCTCGATAACCGGCTCCATGTGTTCACCCATTTTCATCACTCAGCCTCCACCTTGATGCCAGCGGAGGTGATCGCAGCATCGACCTCGTCGGCGTAGTAGTACGTTAATCCGCTCGATGATTTAGCCAACTTGAATGGCTCTGGCAGCTTCACGGTGCGGGACTCCAGCTCGGCGATGCGCTTCTCTGCAATTTCCAGTTCCAACTTTAGGTGTTGGTTTTCATCTCTCGCCGCTTCCCTAAATTCGATCGCGGTTTTGCTGTAGGTCTCAAGCTCGCCGTTCCGCTGCTGCGCCTTCTCCAGCGCCTCTACCAGAGCGAGGATGTTTTCCGGCTTACATTCACGGAAGAACAGCTCATCAGCCTCGCCGTTCGGCCCAATGAATCCGTACTCCATGTTTTTATGGTCGGCCTGCAATACCAGAGAGCCGTCATTACCGAAGCACCGGTACTTAATACTCCCACTCCCATCAATACGGTCGCCAATACGACCAGGAGTCGCTTTCTCTGCCGCCGCTTTCAGGCGCTGCGACAGTTCGGTGATATCAGTCATGCTGCTCGCTCCTGCTTTGTCATCAGCGCATCACGGACGCTCTGGCGGTAGTAGTGGTGAAAGGCAAAAGTCAGGCCGAGCTTTGTTGGCCGCTCCTGTTTCCCCAGCAGTTTGAGGCGAGTGCAAATGGTCGTCGCCGTCCAGCCAGAGTGATAACCGGCAGCTCGCTTCATAACGGTTTCCGCCAGAATGGTGCGAAAGTCGTCTCGCCCGAAATTAGTGTTTTCGAATGCGGCGCTGATTACTTCGTCAGTGAGATGTGCATCGATAGCGTGGCTCATTTGTCGGCCCCCTCGCGCAGCTGAGCGGCGAAGTCTTCGGCGTGTTCTCCAGCAAGCCACCAGTTGTTTCTGATATCCGAAGAAATGGCCCGCATAGATTCTTCTCGGCATTTTTCAACAAACATCTCCACCCCATCAGCCTTAATCCCGGCTACGATGCGATCGGTGACGGGGGTTTCGATATTGTTGAGAGCGTCAGTAAAACCGCCCCTTTCCATGCCAAGTTCGGCTTCATAGTCGGCATCAAATGCAGCGTTTTTGCAGAACTTCTTCAGCGCCACATTCTCCGCAGCCAGTTGCACGCACAGCTTTGCAGCATTGAGGTATTTTTCCTCTTTGATTGAGAGTTCACCACCGCTCTCAAGATTTTTAATAATTTCCTGAACTTCGTTGATTTCGATATCCATAAATCCTCACTTAACTGCCTGCAAGCGCTCAAGCTCACGCATCAGTGCAGATACACGGCGTTGCCGAAAAGTCTCTGCATGCTCTTTTGCCTGCTGCTCATCAAGCCAGTATTCACCACGTTTAAAGTAAACATCGCCAACCACAGCAACCTTCCCATCAGCAAACAACTGTGCGCTTTCGTACTTCTGAATGCCACGGGTTAGTGCGTACTTCGTGACCCATATTGTTTCAGCGCTTGCCGCGTTAGCGATAACCAGTAAAACCACTGCCAGTAATTTATTAATCGTTGCTAAACCGGTTTAGTTTCCACCAGATGACACGATAACCTGCTCAAGCACTCTCTGCTTGCCTTCGCCACTAAAAACTCGACAGACGCGCTTACCGTTGCTGTATGAATGCATTGCCTGCGCCATCATAAAGTCTTGCGCTTTCACTGCGCCCATTTCTGGTTCCAGTTGAGTGCGCGTGTAGATTGCTTTGGTCATTCTTCATCACCTATTTGTTGTTGGTGTGGTAACTATACGATGGCGCTCAATCTACGTCAATATGATGGTGAAAATAAATCAGATTGGGGTAAATTTTACCCCTGTGGGTAAGGTGTTGGGGCATAGGGCTTCCCCACGCACAAGCCTTGTCACTAAAGGGATTTAACATTTTTGGGGCAGTGGGGCAATTTTGACACCCATCCCCTTGTATATATAAAAATGCCGCAAGTTTGTTAATTTATTGTTAAAATAATACCTATAATATGAATAATAATATTACCCATTACCCCAACTACTACTATTATTATTATATTACATATACTTAGAGTATAAAAGTTTGGGGCAACTAGGGTGCCCCAAGGCTGCCCCATATGCCCCACAATGAATGTTTGTGATTGCATGATTCAATGTTTATGATATGATTCAACATAGATTTGTTTGATGAGGGGGTTGATGTGTATCTTGATAAGTACGGAAAGAAGAATGCGGCGCTGTCTTCGCTTGCAGCTATCGCTGTTGGGGAGGTGGTAACTTATGATGCAAGAAAGTTTGGCGGCGTTGTGAGTTTAAGGAACGCCATCAATTACTTCATGCGCAGGAATCCTGATTTAAAATTTTCCACTAAAGCCGGATATCCTGACAAAGAGACAATTTACGTGAAAAGGATTTCATGATGATTACAGCACAGGAAATCTTCAATCAGGCAAGAGAAGCCCACACCTCTGCGGCGCGCGTAGCCATTCATCATGGCATGACACCAAGCCACAACATGTGGCCGGAAATCAAGGAAGGGCAGGAGAAGGATGTAACATACTCGGAGATAGAGCTTACCAGCGACAACAGGAAAGACCTGATAACGCGCTACTCAGTTGCGGCGGCTAGGGCTGTGCAATTCCCAGTTAGCACGTCATTCATGCATTTGCTTGGCTGCGTAGCCAGTGCCATGACGCGAAATTTTAGCGTTGAATACTACGGTTCTGAATTGCCTGTTTCATTGTACGTAGTGACGTCGCAGCCGCCATCAGCTGGCAAGACAGCCATCAACTCAATGCACATGAACCCGATAAAAATTGAGTATGACAACCTGTCAAAAAAGATGGAGAAGGAAATTGTAAAGATAAACATTCGCATTGAAGACCTGATGAAGGCTTACAAGGAGGCAACTAACCAGAACGCGAAGGCCATCATTGGAGATGATATCGCGAAAGAGAAGGAAAAACTGGAAAGTCTTTACACCATCACCTACCCGTTAACCGATGCAACACCAGAAGCGGTGCAGCACCAGGCAATTCATGAGGGTGGTTTTTTCAACCTGATAAGTGATGAGGCAAGCGTTTTAAATACCTGCCTTGGACTTTCGTATGGCAAGGATGGAGGAAAGTCTAACGCCGAAGTCATCCTTAAAGGCTGGGATGGCGGGTTTGTTGGTTCAGCTCGCGTTGGTCGTGGTGTTTCATCTGGCTATGTGCTTGGTAACATCAGCGTCATTGCACAGGACGAAAGTATTGATGCCATTCTTTCCGCTGGCGACAGGGGTAATGGATTGTCAGAGCGATTCCTGATGCTTCGTGAGCAGTCGATGTTGGGTTATCGTGAGCATTGGGATGTTGAAAATGATTGCCCGGTAAGTAAGCCAATGCCTAAAGAACTAAAGGCAGAATATGCCAGATTTGTGCATAACCTTGTGGCTTCTGAGAAGGTTGTTTTCTCCCTCGCTAAAGAATCGCAGCGTATGATTGGGCTCTTACGAAACCAGTGGGAAAAGAATTTCCTGCCAGGTGGTAAATGGGATCACGTTTTGCTTCGTGGCGCCATGGGTAAGGCTGACAAACAGATAATCAGGCTTTCGGCAATATTCCATGCCGCTGAAAACTGGTGCGATGGCGGTCGTCGCTCAAAAATTATTGGTGAGGAGCATATAAGCCGTGCCATAAGCGTTTATGATGCACTAACAAAAACATTTACCGATGCCGTTGAGTCAAATGGATACGCTGGCGAGAAATCAGAAATTGATGTCGTTGCTGAAAAATTGCGCACGGCTGCGCAAAAAGGAAAGACAAATGTCACAGTGAAATGGTTGTATGATTCACTAAAAAACGTTAGACCATTCAAAGGCATACCGCATATTTATGACAGACTCAAGTCAAGCGTTTTGCCTTCTCTTGAAGAGGATGGATATTGCGTATTCCTCAATAATACTGTTTACCTGAATCCGAGGCTTAAATGATGAAGATAAAAGGTTACTTAGTAAGGTCAGAAGGCGCATATCATTTTAGGCCTTATGGTTGGAGTGTTTGGTTTTTCTGGAGTAAATTGCACGGCTGCTGGTTAATATCAAACTATCATGTTATTGCCAGTTACTGGCATCGACATCTTCATGCAAGTGTTGATATAAATAGACTGATGATACGATAACAAAAACCCTCCATCAGGAGGGTTTGTTTTTTAGTGCTTCAAATAGCTCTTCTGGTTTATACAGCCTTTTTCTGATGGCGCCGCTGTAACGGATATCCTGGCCATCATCAGTAATCAGTATCGGAAGACCTGCATTCTCGGCGGCGCATACCTCATCGAAATTATTATTAATGATGCAGCGTAGTTTGGATCGCTGCTCATCGCTCACATTGCGTACAACTTCCCACATATTCTCAGGCGACCAGCAACACCAGACATGTGCGCCAGTAAGCCGGTGTGCTCGCCAGGCATCGAAGTAATCCGCAACCAGGTATGTCCATTCCGTCTTATAGCCGATGGGTGTCACTGCGCCTCGCGTAAGTCTTCCGCGAGTGTACTCATGGCTGAAACCCGCGCGAAATGACACGCCTTCATCGTCAGCAATGAATGCCACATTGCATGGCGTCATGGTTCCAGCCATATAGAGCGGTATCGCCACCAGTTCACCAGTTTTACCGGTTATGGTGTCACCTCCTGCTTTTTCCATTATGGCCGCCACTTCTGCCTCTGTCAGGTAGTCAGAAGCACGGTTGACCTTCGGAAGTTGCTTTCTAATCGCCTCAAGTTTTTCGCGTGGGTGCATGTTTAGAAATCCGGCCAGTGCCTCCATTGACTCTGGAAACGTCATTCCTGACAGCTTCATTAGCCAGGTGATGCCGCTGCCGTTTCCGCACTGGTTGCAGATGGCGCCGCCGTCGCCTTTGTAGTCTAAGTGGTCATCGAATCTAAACCTGTCCTTGCCAGCGCAACTTGGGCATGGCTGATGTTTACCATTGAAAATTCTCACGTCGACATTTACTATCGACATGATGGCAGCCTGCCAGTTGCCTACCATTAAAGGCTCTATATCCTTCCAGTCGTATCGCATAATTTCTTCCAGTTGACTATGATGTAGATTCATTGTAATTTACTCACATGAAACGCGCAAGCGTTCTTGACATGAAACGCAACTGAGTTTAATATTGAGGTTAACAAATGGCTATCACATTGAAGAAGTGCAAACACTGCGGGAGAGAATTTCATGGAACATCAAGAGCTGAGTTCTGCTGCTCGGGGTGCAGACTTAAAAACTTCAGGGAAGAAAGAAAAGCTAAAGGTTTCACAGGAAAGTCTGATGGAGGTTCTTGATTACAGTCCTGACACCGGGGTGTTTAACTGGATTAATGGCAACTTAAGAAATGTCAAGCCAGGAGATATTGCTGGATATAAAAATTCACGTGGGTACATAAAAATAAGGGTTTGGTCAAGGCTGTTTTTCGCGCATAGATTGGCGTGGATTTATGTTTATGGAGAAGATATCGATGGGCATGAAATAGACCATATAAATGGTGATAAGTCAGACAATAGAATTTGCAACCTTAGAATTTCCAGTCATCAACAAAACATGTTCAACATGAAAAAGAAATCAACAAATAAATCTGGTGTAAAAGGCGTGCATTTCGACAAAAGATGCAATAAATGGAGAGCCCAGACATCAATAAACAAAAAGAGGGTTCATATTGGATTGTTTAATACCATAGAATCGGCAGAAAATGCTATTCGTGAATTCATGGTAGCCAACCATAAAGAGTTTATTAATTTAGGGTGAATTATGCACAAGATAGATAAAATGATTGCAGAACTTGATATAGATAAACTGAAGCAATCAATAAAACCAGGACTTATCGAGCCATATGATTATCAGTGGCTGGTATACGCAAAGTGCGCAGAGGTTATTCGTAATTTTGGCAAAGACCCCAAGCCTAGCTACGTAACAGCGTCAGTTTCATCAGGTAAGACGGTAATGATTTCCATGCTGTGCAGTCGATTCCAGGATATGGGGTGGGAAGGTCTGGTAATAGCTAGACAGTCTGAGATTATCGACCAGGATGCAAGTGAGCTTTGGAATTTTGGAGTTAAGAACTCACTTTATAGTGCATCGCTAGGCAGAAAGAGCACTGCTTACCCAATAATCTGCGCCACAGAGGGAACAATTATAAATGCTCTTTTTGACAAGAAAGATGAATCTGGTGAGGTTATTAAAAAATCAGACCTTTCAGATTACACGCCTAGATTCTGCCTGTGCGATGAGGGACACCAGGTTCCGTGGCAGGACGTCGTAAGTGACAACCCAACAACTCAGTATGGAGTAATACTTACTGAGCTTAACAGGCGCTGCAAAGCAAAGTATGGACACGACATGATCACCATCGCTTTCACCGGAAGCCCTTTCCGTGGCACTGAGTCAATGAAGGGTGCCTACTGGAAGCATGAAATAATAAACATTGACACAAAGTACATGGTAGATCGCGGATTCGTTGTGCCAACAATCTTTGGTCTTCATGATGTAGATGATTTACAGTATGACCTTTCTGATTTTCACGGCTCAGATGTTGACGGAACTCAAGACTTTACCGCTGAGCAACTCAAGCAGATGCAGAAAGAAATATTAGAACAGGGTACTCTCACGCAAAAAATAATGATGAAGGTCATGGAGCTTACGAAAGACCGCAATGGGGTATTGATTACATGTGCAGGCAAAAAGCACTGTTTAGAAGCTGCAAAATATTTACCAGAGGGGAGTTATGCGATAGTAACTGAAGATATGGGCATGAAAGCTCGCCGGAAGGCTCTAAAAGATGCCTATACCGGAAAAATAAAATACACATTCCAAATTGCGGCGTTAACAACAGGTGTAAACATACCTTTGTGGGATGTAAGTGTGATATTGCGAAAAATAATGTCACTTACCCTTCTCGTCCAGCTTCTTGGTCGCGGGATGCGCTTGCTGAAGAAAGAGCAAATTGATGCCGGGTATCATAAAGAAGACCATCTGGTTCTGGATTTCTCAGGCACGATGTTTGAGCTTGGTCAGCTGTATGAAGACCCAATTCTGGAAGAAGCCGAAGCGCAACGCTCAAAACGCAGCGGTGAACAGGTTCCGTGTCCTAAGTGCGGAACAATGAACAGCCCATATGCACGGCGCTGCATCGGTAAGGATGCAACATCGCCAGATGGTCGTTGCGAAGAGTTTTTCAGCTTCATTCGCTGTGGTTTCGACAAGCACGGCATCCGTATTTTTGATGATGGCTGTGGAACAAAAAACGACCCAACAGCTCGTTATTGCCGTCAATGCGATCACGTTTTGCGCGACCCTAATGCAGCGCTGAATGAACGGGCATACACTGATAAAGAATGGACTGATGTAAAGGATTTCAAGATTGAGCTAACGAAAGATGAGAAGGGTGTTGTTTATCGTTATTTCATCACGAAAGAAAACGGCAAAGATGGCTGGGCCAACGAGGTATTCTATCCATTCGGAAGGCAGGAGAAGTACCTGAAAAATCAGTTTAAGATTAAAGGATTACTAAACCATGTGTCAGACAGGAATCTGATTGATAACCTCATGAATTGCCACAGCGCAAAAGCATTCATGGCGTTCACTGGCCTTATCCGCGCGCCTAAACGCATCACGCATCGTTTTAACGATAAAGGCCGAGACATAATCCACAGAAAAGAATTTTAAGGAGAAAAAATTGAAGCAGCTTGATAGTGGACTATGGGTATTTGATAGCGGTTATCGCGGGGAGTGTCCAAGGGAGGAAACTGACCAGATGGCCTATGGTCTGTGGATGCAATACCGTTTTCCTGATGCTCTATGGTTTCATGTTCCTAACGAGACTGGAACAAAGAGTGGGCCGCAATTCGTCGAAAAACGCCGCAAAATGGGCGTCAGGAGCGGAGTAAGCGACAATGTGATACTAACTCACGGCATTAATCATAAATGCGGCCTGATTGAACTGAAGAGGCGTGATAAGACAAAATCAAAAGTATCGTCATCGCAGATTGAGGTTCTGGAGTGCGCCATTGCAGAAGGTCACTTTAGCGCCATTGCTTATGGCCTTGAGGAGATAAAAAGAGCGACTCTTTTCTACTTTGGCTTGCCTTTGGATGTGGATTGATGCATTGTTAGTAACAGGTAAAAGTTACTTGCAATGTAACGCTGAATGATTACAATAGAGGGTAAGAAATGGCTATCACCGTTAAGAAATGCGAGGTTTGCGGAAATGAGTTCATCGGAACTGCAAAAGCAAAATTCTGCTCTGGGAGATGTAGAGTCAAAAACCACAGGAAAAACAAAAAGAATACCTCTTGATGTCGTTTTGCATAACTTAACTTACAACCATGAAACAGGACTTTTCTTCAGAAATAAGACTGGTGGAGGAGTCAAGAAAGGAAGTGTAGCTGGAAGGAAAAAGCATAACGGATATATAGAAATAAGCATAAACAATACGAGATATTATGCGCATCGTCTTGCATGGCTCATGCATTACGGTTTCTGGCCTGAACACCAGATCGATCATATCAATGGTGTTCGTGATGACAACCGGATTAGTAACTTAAGAATTGCAACAAACATGCAGAACCAGTACAACGCGAAAAGCCAAAAAACAATACATCTGGAGTTAAAGGCGTTTACTGGCATAAGCAATGCAAGAAATGGCAGGCATACTGCGATGTAAGCGGTAGAAGATACAGCATTGGGTTGTTCCATGATATTGAGAAAGCAAAGGTTGCTGTTATGAATTTTAGAGAAAAAATGCACAAAAATTTTTGCAACCACGGAGAGTGATGATGAAAGTTTATTTAAATAACGAATTAAGCAATCAGGAATATCATGCTGATACAGAGCATATTAATGGGTCTGGTCTCTGGAATATATTAGACCGCTGCCCGGCAGCGTGGCGCTATAAAGACGAAGAAGATGAGCAATCAAAGGCTCTTGTCTTCGGAACCGGTAGCCATACCGCACTGCTTGAGCCTGAGCGCTTCGAAGCCGAATATGCCCGCATGCCGACGAAAGAGGATTTTGGCGCTGAACTGCTTGTTACTGTGAGCGATATGAACTCATGGGCGAAAGAGCGCGGCATTAAGGGGCTTTCTGGCAAGACAAAGGCTGAGGTGATCAAAATCATACGCTCAACTGGAGAGCCAGTTAGAATCTATGATGAAGAGCGCCTGTTTGCTGAACTAAATGCAAAAGGAAGAATTTTGCTGGAAGGCGATGATTATGACGCCATCATGCAGATGCGCGCTGTAATCCATGCAAACAGCTATTACAGCAGCCTGCTTTCTGGTGCTTATTCCGAGGTGTCAATTCTCGGTGAGTTGCTTGGCGAGTCATCCAAGGTGCGATTTGACTGCCTTACGCGCGGCGGTGATATCATCGACTACAAAACAGCAGTGAGCGCCAAGCCTGATGAGTTTTTTCGCCATGCTGCTCGATTCGGGTACTTTATGAAAATGGCAATGCAACACGATATGTTTGTCGAGGCTTATGGGCATGCACCTCGCTCGGTAAATCTTCTGGTGCAGGAGAAGAAATCGCCATTCATCCCTGCGTTGATTCGTCTGACTGATGAACAGTTACGCATTGGTCGCATTCAGCTGCGCAGCGCGATGGAAATCTATAAGGCATGCAAAAAGGCTAGTTCATGGCCCGGTTACTCAATGGGTAATCCGGTCATCGAAATGGAAACGCCAGAATGGTTCAAAAAGCAATTTAACCTGTAATTTATAGTAAATGAGGTGAAGTGATGAGATTTTCAGAACAGAAAGCAAACCTGATTAAGGCTCTGGTAGGGGCTCGCAAGGTAATGAGTAGCAGCGCCAAAAAGAACGCGCAAAACCCGCACCTTAAAAGCAACTACGCCAACCTTGAGTCATTCCTGAATGCCATCAGACCAGCGCTTGAGGCCAACGGTCTTATCATCATCCAGAACGCCATTGAGAGCGATGCGGTTGATGTTTTGAAGCTGGAAACAACAATCATGCATGAGTCTGGCGAATACATGTCTTCGGTCATGCCAATGCCAGTTGCCAAGAAAGATGCTCAGGGTTACGGCTCCGCAATGACGTATGCGCGCCGCTACTCTATTGCGTCCATGTTCGGTATTGCGCAGGCTGATGACGATGGCAATGCCGCGCGGAAGTCTCCTAAAGATGCAGCCGCACTCATTCGTTCAGCAGCAAACATGGATGAGCTTACTGCCATTTATGGTGAAGAATACAAATCATTTCGTGGTGATGATGCTGCCACTCGCGTAATCGTCGGAGCATACCAGGAAATGAAAGCGAAATTCATTGCTGGCGGCAGTGATTTCAACCCGGCCAAACTCCAGAAAGCAGAGGCGCCTGCGTCATCTGCAAACGAAGAGAAGCCATCAACATCTCAACAGAACATCGAAAACTTTTAAGGGTAAATTATGGCCTCTCGCGGAATCAACAAAGTAATCATTTTGGGCACTCTTGGACAAGACCCGGAAGTTAAATATATGCCATCTGGCGGCGCTGTGTGCAATCTTTCTCTGGCAACATCAGAACAGTGGAATGACAAGGCCACAGGTGAAAAGAAAGAGCAAACTGAATGGCATCGCATTGTTATCTTCGGAAAGCTGGCAGAGGTGGCTGGCGAATACCTGCGCAAAGGCTCTCAGGTATACATAGAGGGTAAATTACGCACTCGAAAATGGACAGATCAAAGCGGTGTTGAAAAATACACTACTGAAATTGTCTTGCAGCCGATGAACGGCGTTATGCAAATGATTGGTGGTAAATCAAGTGATAATGGAAACCAACAATCACAGCAGCGACAACAATCAGGAAGCAATCAGCAGTCAGGATGGGGTAAGCCTCAGCGACCATCAAGCACACAAAAAACACCGGCAAACGAGCCGCCGATGGATTTTGACGATGATATTCCGTTTTGAGTTTTCAAAAAACAACATAAGGTATATGACTATGAAAGATGAACATGGTGTTGATGTAATTTTAGGCAATCCGTAATTATACATATACGGATTGCCAGGGCCTGATACAACACTAGTTATCGCAAAGGAATTCAAAAATGATAAAGTTTTATGTTTCGATGTTTATTCAGAGTTTGATATTGAATTAGACCCCTGGAAATTTTTCCAGCGCAAAAAGACCGTATAGAAATGGAACGAAATGCGCAAGGTGCTAGATTTTTGCGTAAATTTAGCATTAATGCTAAATCATAATGCAAAAATTTAAAATAAAAGGGGCGTAAGCCCCTTAAACTATTTTAAATGTCAATTCTTCTTTGTCAGAAAACCCATTGTTCATTAAGTAATCTAACACATAATCTTGTTTTTCAATTTCGTCGGAAAACGATGAGCCGCCATCATCTATTTCCACTGTAACCGGAAGAGCGTCAGTTGTCATAAACCACACATTTACTTTTAACATTTAACACCTCTATGTAAAATTAATAATGAAATTATCGACGTCGATCACCGCACCTTCACGGCAGCGGATAGATACTTCGCAGTACTCAGCGGCTTGTGGCACGCGACCCTGTATGAACCGTCCTACAGATTGCCATCCGCTCGGGGTGTTAGTAAAATTACTACTTGCACCTGATTGGATGGGGTTGCCAGCCCTATCGTAAAATGTAACGGTTAACGCCCCTGCTGTTTCTCCTGCTCCAGCCGTTATTGTATTGATTTGACACGTTGTCGAGTAATAACCATGCTGTGTTACTTTTACCTTTTGAACTAAGAAACAACTTAACGACCCGAACGATGTCATTCTCGCACCATAAGTGCCTGTTTTCTTATATGCTGTACCAACTACACATGTTTGACTGGCAGAACCCTGATCATTAAATGTCCACGATGATAAAGCCCCTGTCTCAAATCCTGGATTCAATGTTGGGTTAAGGGATTTATGGAGTGGAATATTTCCCACCCCGGACAAGATATCTCCTATACAATGACTTGCGGTAACATACCCATCTCCCTCAACAAAAGTTCTTAATCCTTCGTCTCCATTCTGAAAGAGATAATCATTTCCTGGTGTTTTAACAAGGGTTACATCGATGAAGGCGTTTGCCCCCACGTAGAATAATGGTTTCGTTTGCAGCGACGGTTTGTTACACACAAGTGTACACCCATTAAGGATGAGTCGCGCGCCAGTTCCTGTTACTTCCCCGTAGCGATACCACTCTGACGCCCCTGGATTTTCAATATTAGCCGCCGAATCCAAGATGACCATGGCACCGTCACCAGTTATCTTAATCGGGGTATTCAATACCGATGTGCCAGGCATCCCAATGGCAAAACTTGCGCATTCAACAAGTATCGGGCATCCTTTCATGTCGAATATTTTGCAATTTTGAAAAGTAACCGACTCTCCAGAGTCCGAAATGCCCACCGGGAAGTGCATCGCATATGTACCTCCAGGTGACTCCATCATAAATCCGCAATTAATGAATTTATAACGCCAGGTACTGTTAGAGGCACCTAAAACAATGTCAGCAGTAGAAAACATACAGTTTTCGATTTTACAATCACCATTATAGGTGCCTTTGCTGGGGTTGTTATTATTTCCAGTTAGCAGCAACCGCTGACTAATACCTTTGATCGAGCTTTTAAATTTTATACCGCGCATGGCTGTACAGTGGTTATCCGACCCAGCAGGATACGGTTGGCTGGAATGGACCCACAAGCAGTAAGTGGCCGTACAACCAGTAAAGTCAATATAGGCAATGCCATTGGGGCTCTCGAAAGAATAGTACCCTAAATCTACTTCCAACCCTTGCGACCCGGTTACATAATAGGTTTTCCCCGCCTGTAACACCACATTGACTCTGTTTGCTTTCGCATAGCTGTTTGCGGCCAGTAACTGTTCGGTGTCAGTGCCTGGGAAATCCTCCGGCATTATAAACTTAGTTCTTCTGTTAAAAATCTCCATATAATCATCGAGCTGTATACCATCAGAGTGGGTTACTAATGAAGTCCCCGGTATTACAGACGAAGATAATTCCTGCCTCAAATTAGCATCACCAACGCTCACCAAATGCGTAACATCGGTAGCCCATGATGTACTATTAATACCCGTGGTTGTGTATGGTGGATTGGTAGCCGCATTTAAACGCCAGAATTCATTCTGATAACGAATAATCTGATTACGAGCGGCAATTGTATAAGGCCCATTTTCATAATCTCCTAAAAACTTATAACCAGAATTCAAGAGGAATTGCTGGAAATCAGACTCCCTTTGAGTCTGAGCTGCCTGGAACTGGTTATTCCTTCCGGTATTAGTCAGCCTCTGCATGCCGAATCGGTCGGTGTAGTAATCAGCACTTCCGTTGACCTCTTCATCAATCTTCCCAGCGTTAAACTTCAGGTCGCGCGGGTCTTCAGAAGGGATCGGCTTGTTAGTTGGGGTAGTAGCCATCGGCTGCAATCTCCGTAATCATTAATTGCCCTATTGTATCACGCAACAGGATTGGTGTAGGCGTACATGGCGTCATTGTACTCAGTTACTGTGAGAGACACCGTGCCATCTGTACCTGGAGTTTTCTGGCTGACTGTCCATAACGTTGAGTCAAGTTCGACCTCTGTGGAGATGGCATATCTTGATTCTGACTGAACATTAACACCGTCAAAAATGTTCAACTCGAAATCAGATGGCAACGCGCACTCGAATGTGTTCAAACCAGTAATGGCACAAGCAAGACGTTCTGATACATTACCATTGGCGCCGGTGATCACCACAAACAGATTGCTTGCCGCTGTGAGCTGCTCACTGGTGGTGAACACATTTCCTGACCTTGAGCGGATAACACCAGTCTGCTGCACTGAATCATAAATATCGACAACGGAAATCATATCGCCAACGTTCACCCACTCGCCATCAGCAAGCGCTTTTATCTCCATTCCGCGACGTGAGTACATGAGGCGATTGCACTCAAGCATAGCCCGGTCTGTTGCCTGATACAGATTTCGAACGTATAGCATGTCGAATTTTTTCGGTTTAGTTGGCTCCCCAGGTTCGATACCAGAAGCGCCAACTTTATAATAAACGTAAGCCTGTTTGTTGGTGTTTGGGTCGCGGTACTGAACGCTTACGCCATCATATGCCCCTGGCAAAGTCATGTCATAAGACATTTTATAGCCATCAGCCTGCGTGTTTCTGGTATTAAACACAGTTTCAGGGGCTGATTTTTGCTCATCCCTTGAAAACGATAAGACGCCATCATCCCAAAACACCGTCACGCGAGCTGCATCACAGATGGTCTGAATTCGCTCACCAATGGACTTATCATCATCGTCAAAGGTGTAATCAAAATACCCAAGGCGCGCATCAGGCAGCGCATCAGCTATTTCATAGAGCCTGCCTATATCAATGGTGCTTTCAGGCTGACCAGCAGTAATAAGCCAGTTATGCAGTACTGAATCTGCAAAACTTCTTGATGGAGTTAACGTATAGTCGACTGTCCCGGTTGTTCTGTTGTATCCAATAGTCCATCGGGTAATCAGCGCATTATATTTGCGCTCAGTAACTGATGTGGGCTGAAGCGTGGCCTTCACTGTCACTTTAACCAGAGTGTCATCTGGATAAACCACGTTTTCACGGATATTGATGGCATGCGCCGCCTGCAACGTTACGCGGTTGCCAGAGTTTGAGTTGTTTGTCCTTTCAATGCTGATGGCATACTTAGCCAGCCCATGAGCAGGAGTTAACTTATACGTGCGATAATAGGTTTTGGTTGTCTGATTGAATGGGTTGTCAATACTGTCTGCAAGCTGCTCCTCAGTTCCTGGAATGGCATCCCCATTATCATCAACTGCCCATACCTTGATCAGGTAATCTGCTGTGCCACTGGTAGGACCAAGCTCAGACTGAACATGAACCCATACCTGCGTTGATTCCACAGCTCCAACATATGGGCCAACAACGAGCGCCTCATTATCCACAATCTGGAAATAAGTGTTGTTGATGGTTGCGCCGGTCAGATTGCCAAGGTTTGCGCCGGTCAAGTTATTGAAGGTGAAATTATAGAAATACTGAATATCAGGAATGACGCCTGTTTCAGTTTCCTCAGCCGAAATGATGTTGCCACTAAGCTGAATATTTTCAGTAACTGGCCCGGATGTCGAGTTATAGGTAATATTTATTGTTAATGACACAGAGTGCGGCAAAGAGAGGCCCATAAAGTAATCGAAATCAGTGTTTTTTGGTATGACCATTAACAACTGTCCGCCAGCATAATCACCACTGGTAACAGATGTTGTGGTCGCTGTCTCTATCGGGGTGTCCTCTGATTCGTTCAGTCCTGGAACCTCCTGACCATCAAGCCCGTCGAACTGGTAAGGCTCAATGATTTGCCCGATCACATCACCTGGATTGTAGATGACATGAGTGGCGCCGGGCAGAGAACCAAGATTAGTTTCCGCATAGCGAACCGATGAAATGGTGTATTTCCCAAGGCCAAAGTTCATGAACTCAGTGACGTACTTCAGATCGTCAATGTATTCAAAAAGCGATTCCTGAATCAGGTCAGGGAATGCCCTTATCTGACCGAAGTTGTCAGGTCTTGCCTCTCCATTGCGCGCAATATTAGTTTGCGATTTCAGGCTGTTATTGGGTGATTCAACCGTCGTGCCGGTGCTTGTTGATGGCGTTGATGCTTTTGGCAGCAGAAAAGAAAGAACCTTAGTTACAGGCTTGAGTATCGTGCTGATAAGGTCGCCAATGGCGCCGCGAGGCTGGCAGTAAATGTTAACAATATCGTTTTTCTTTAACGATATCGACAATTCATCATCAGGGCCAAAAATGCGGCCATTCAGTGCAATCCTGATGTCAGATGGAAGGCCGGAATTCTCCAGCCATCTCCACAGATTAGTGCCAGCAGGAACATTACCCGTCTCTTTTGGAAAACCTGGCATCTTCTGGATGTGAATAACCGGCATAAGTCAGGAACCTTAATTTTGTTGATAATTTTTCGAGTGTTTTAAGGCGGTCTGTCTTGACTGCCGTTTTCTCTCGCGCATGCAGTATTTTATCACGACCCCACCATAGCGCGACATGTACCGGGTGACTACCACGATAGGCAACCACCACATCGCCAATTTTTGGCCGGTCTGTGTCTTTCCAGAATGAAACTTCCCCATTGAAACAAGTGACAAAATCTCCGCCACTTGAATATGAATTATCGTGATGAACATTGACATTCATACAAAGGCGATAGAAAAGCACCACCAGACCCCAGCAGTCAACTGCATCAACGTGACAGCATCTGTCAACATATGGTTTTCCAGCCATCAGCCGCTCAAAATCGTCAAACGGTACGCAGTCCGGGGAATTCTGTGATGTCATAAAGTTTTGCCACGTTGCCATTGATTGGGTTCTTTATGGAGATGGAGACAGTTACATCAGACTGATCAAGCGTCACATCGTTCACATAAAGCGTATATGGCTTTAATGGTGTGCTTTTGTCAGTCTCATCAAAACGCTGGTATAAAGCAGTGATAGGCTCAATACGTCCAGAGCCTGACCATAACTTTAAATATTGCTTAAAGTCATTAGCCAGTCTCGCAAACTTTAACGTGGCATTAATTACCGGCGTGTTCGATTGTTGGCTTCTGGTTACATCCATGCGTACTGGCTGGTAGGTCTGGCCGCCAAGGACAACATCAGAGAACTCGTTGCCAACTAGCCGGACATAACCAAATGAGGAATGATAAAAGGTTATGGTGTCATACAGCTTCCAGTTTGGCCTTTTTGACTGGTATTCACGCAATGTTGGCATTATGGATACTCCGGCAAATCCCTGTTAACGACTTCATCGAGCCATGAATACCATCTCTCATCAAGCTCAACAAGCACATCATCAAACTCATCCATGGAGTTATTGAGAGTTTTACAGATGACATTTCCAGTCCATGTGACGATGCCGCCATTGATGCTTGTTTGTACGGGATAATCAGTAAAGTGCAAAGTCTGATTCTGTAATCCGCTGCCACCAAGATCGATATCCATCGTGAACCATTCATTACAGTGGTTGAGGTATTTGCTGCTTCTTAACCACTGAATAAAAGCTCGCTCCTGCCTTAGCGTGAAAACCCATGTCAAACTCCATGTTACTGCAACATCAGTCGTTAACTTTTGAAATATTGGCGCCCCAACCGCAGGCTGATCGCTGCGGAATGGGGTTTGAGTCGTCATGTTCTTGCTGGCACGCTGCGCAAGCGGTAGCCATGATGGATAAGCTATAGCCATTATTCTGTTGCCCTTCTGGTTGCAGTGGTGTTGCTGGTAATAGCCTGAGAAATAGGGCCGCCATTTTCTATGTCGGCAACGATGGTCTCAATTGTAACAGAGCCGTCACCATTATCTCTTGCTGTTGATGAGGCCGTTGCTCCGCTGCTGTTATTGGTGACATTATTATAAATAATGATGCCACTGCCACCTCCGGTAAGGTCTTTGTTGCTGATAACCTTTCCGTTGTCCCCGGGTATCATGTACTGATTACCATTACTGGCCTGGAAGATTTCAGGGAGGTTGTTCTCGCCGACCTGATACATTGATCCAGCCTGCGCAGGGCCGCCATTCTTTAATGCACCGGCAACAGACATTGCTTTAGCCACACCAATGGTGGAAACAATGCCAGCCTGTGCAGGGATTGCGTTAGCGCCAGCCGTGGCAAGCGAGGTCATTGCCGCTGCCGGGGCCATTGCCGCTGCGATTAGCTGGGCCTGAGTCGCTGCCATCGCTGAGGCTGCGGTCATCCCAACCTGACCCATAATCACCGATTTAAGCCACTCAACACCCATCTGAACGAATGAGTTAATGACAGCGTTCAACACAGTGCTGCCAATTGACCGCAAGGCATCACTTACAGACATTGAGCCAGTCAGAACGCCAGTTAGGGCATTGCTTGCGGTTTGCCCAAAAGCATCAAATGCAGCAGCCGCCGCTTGCGTAGCCGCATTCTGCTGGCTCCACTCCTGCCACATGGCATCGAGGCGCTGCTGGCGGTATTGCTCCTCAATTGCTGCTCTGGCCTGTTCAACTTCCGCTATCTTTTGCGGATAAGCCACTGCGTAAGCATTGAGCGCTGCTAAATCTTTCTGATAATTTGTTTCAACGGCAAACATTGGGGATGTCTGCGATTTTAATGCAGCAAAGCCTTTTACAGCTTCGGCTCTTTTTTTCTCCGCCTCTGCCTGAGCCTTGAGCGCGTTGGCGTTATCCCATGCCTTGGCTGCATATTGTCCTGCAAGGTTAATTTGCTCCTGAGTGGCGCCTTTTCCAAGAGACTGCTGAGCGGCCAGTATTGACTGTTCACGGCTAAGCTCTCTTGTACTTTCAGCGGTAAGCAGTGACTTCTGGCGAAGCTGCTCAAGTTTATTGGCGATATTCTCCTGCTCTGTGGCTGCTTTTTTGGCCGCTGATTGAGAATCATTTTGCGATTTTTCCCTTGCTTTCTCGGCCTCATTTAAATCATATATCTGCCCTGCAAGCTCACCAGCTCTGGCTATCTGATTGGGGTTATCAGTTACCTTAGCTGCCTCCATTCTCGCCTTTGTTACTGCCCTTTGTCTTTCATCCTGTATTTTTAAAAGCTGATTCTGCTCCTCAAGACTGAGAATTATCTTATCTGCTTCTTTTGTCGGGGCTGACACCTGCAAAGATTTGGGGTTGAAGTTTTGCCCGGCTTGGTTTGCTCGATTTATCTCATCAGCAGTCAATCCAAATGCTCTTGCCACCGCCCCTTGCACCCTCTCAAGAGTCGAGCCTTTCTCAATCAGGCCATCATGCACACCCATTGACGTGAGCATATTGTTTGTTAGGGTTCTGCTTGCTTCTGCTGCCGTGTCCTGAGTTCTTGCTAGTTTTTCCTCAGCATCAGCTAAATCCCTACGCTTTTTAGCTAACTGGTCTGCGGCATCCGTTGCCTTAATCACGAACCCATTATTTTGATCTTCGGCAACCCCGTACTTTCTTGCAAGCGTTGTATATTTCTCGTAATCGGATTGCAGGTCTGAAATGGTGTCCTTCAGATCGCTAATAGCTTCCTCTTGCGCCCTAATTGAAATATTGGCGTCAGCTATCGCCCCCCTGAGTTGGGTATTGTTCATCGCCTTCATTGAGGCGTTAACTTTATCCAGGCTATCGGCAAAGCGGATTGCTTCTTCTTTGGCTTGCTGCGCTTTCTGCCAGAAGTAAAATATTGCCCCCGCCGCTAACATTGCCGCGCCAGCTGGGCCGCCTATCAATGAAAGTGCACCTCTGGCAAGTCCAATCCCTACCGATGCGGCCCTTGCCGCTGATGCTGCTCTCGCTGATGCGGCAGCCTGTGCGTTTTCAGCCTGAGCAAGGGATAGTGACGCGGCGCTCGCTCTTGATTTTGCCGCAACCAGAGCATCAAGCGCCAGCATCTCGGCTGCGCTGCCTTTTGCTACGTTATATTCAGCCTGAGCAAGCGCCAGAGATGATAGCGCCGCCTCTTTATCAGCCAGCGCCTTCCTCCGCGCGGAATTTGCAGCCACAAGCGCTGATTGTGCCTGCTGATTCTCAGCTATTAATTGCTGTCTTGATGCCGCTATATCTGATATTTTCGCGGCAGTGGACATTGCCAGCGCGCCAACATACCGACTTCCCATTATGCCAGCTACAATGATAAGGGCGCCGCTCAGCGTCTCAAGGTTCTCACTTATTGTGATGACAGAGTCTCGGAACCCTGCTGCAAATGATTTAACCGTCGAGTTTTCGCCAAAGAACTTCGTTACGTTGTTACCGGCTACCTGCAATCCCTTGGCGATTGAGACGGTGGTGTTGGCAAATTCTTTGCCGATTGCATCCCCTTGTGACAGAAGCCCCTTAACTACAACGTCTGTTGTTAGCTGCCCCTGAGCGGCCATAGCCCTCAACTGACCGATAGAAACACCCATCGAATCAGCCAGAGCTACCATGAGGCGGCTGCCTTGCTCTGACACTGAGTTAAACTCCTCGCCGCGCAGAACGCCGGAAGCGATACCCTGTGATAGCTGAATGATTGCGTTCTCAGCTTCCTGAGCTGTTGCACCGGATACTGCAAACCCCTGGTTGATAATAGTGGTCAGGCGGACTAAATCTTCCGCGCTGGTGTTGTACGCCCTGGTTCCTCGCTCAAGTCTGGCGTAAAGAGTCGCCGTGCCGTTAAGGGATGACTGGGTTGCTTGTGAAACATCAAAGATCCGCTGCATAACTTCGGTCTGCGTCTCTCCAGTACGAACCGAGTTAGCTACCTTGTTATTTAGTTCAGTCCAGGCATCGGCGTAACTCGCAACCTGTTGCACAGAAAGCGCCGCGAACAATCCCTTGGCAACGCCAGAAAGGCTGGACATTGTTCGTTCCATCGATCCAATAGAGCGCTCTGTCCTGTTTACACTGGCCTCAAGTCGCCCCATGTTCCCGCTAAGTCCATTTAGCATTGACTGCAATTCACGACTACCAGCTGCTAACTGAGATGTGTCAATGCCAACCTCATAGATAATGCCGCCAACTGTTTCTGCCATTATTTTGCTCCTTTGCTTTTAGCGGCCTTTCTGGCGGCTTTCTCTTTCAGTTTCTGTTTATTCAGCTTGGCCCGCTCATAAGACGCATCATACTGCTCGCGCGTCATGCCTTCCGGTTCCGGGTATTTTGATTTTATCATCTGCTGATACTCGGTCATGGTCAGGTCTTCGGCTTCCTCACGGGTGATTCCGAAATGGGTGCGAGCTGAGATGATGTAATCCGACATTCTCAACTCACTTGTTGTGCGCTTTTGGTTTTCCGAGCGCTGAGGAACCTTGAGTGGAGACTTGCCGATGATGCCATGCTCCATAAGGTTGCGAGCAATAATAATAATGTCATTTACTGGCATTCTTCCGGTGACGTACTTCACACCGCGCGGAGTTGGCTTCCATGACCCAATGAGCACCGAGATATCATCATCGCAACAGGACTGCATGATGAGGCAGGCGGCGCTGAGCACTTTCTTACCATAGGCAGGGCGTGACAGGATTTTTGCCACCTGAATCTGCGCTCCATACGGCAATGACTGAATAGCGCCAAGTATGGCCGCGTATTCATAGCCATTAAGCGTAGCGTACAGCTCGACAATCTCTTTCGGTGAACCAAGATCATTCATCGCCGCAAATGATGGCTTGAAGAAAAAAGACTTGTCAGCCAGGGAGATGCGCATCTCTCCGATTTCTGTTAGCGGTGTGCGTTGTCTCATGTCTAAATCCTGTTTTCACAATGACGTAATTATACCATTGACAGGGGGCGCAAAACTGACGTAGATTGAAAGCATAAGGTGATTGAGGGTTTGACATATGAACGAGACTGATGCTGATTTGAGATTTTACATCGACCTTTACATTGATCAGGGCTACACCTATGAGGAGGCCCGTGTAAAGGCGATTTTGTTGCTGGCTAAGATTGGCGTAGTGGTGGAGGATAAGAGATGAGCACTGATTACAGCAAGATGAGTGATTTTGAGATTAATTGCCGCGTGCATTCAGAGGTTATGGAAATTTCAGGGCTGGATTCATTTAAAGCAAAAGACTACTGCAACAACCCAGTAGATGCGTGGCCGATTATTGTTAATAATAGCATTTCTCTGGAATGTATTGTGGTGAACAGGCACGAGAAAACATGGCGAGCGCAATTCAAGACTGCATATGTTAAACATCGCGTAAACCACAAAAACCCACTCCGCGCCGCAATGATTGTCTTCCTCATGATGCAGGAGTCCAAAAATGCCAGTTAACAAAGATGACGAAGATGTGATATCTGCATATGCAGGCCAGCGCATCGACATAAACTATGCGATAGCAATTCACCTGAGACGATCTGAGTTTATTGCCAATCTGATTTTGTGGGGCATCAAGAACAAGACGAGGAAGGCGTGATGAGTAAATTGGCAAAGTGGCTGGAAAGCGGGGAGTATCTACCTGAATTCATGCGTGATTTCCATGACCAGAAAGACGTATTCAAGGCCATGCACAATACAATCACCAACGCCAATGAAAACGGTAATCCACGCGATGGCCATATTTACGTGGTTGATACATTTCTTTGGTATATGGCGCGATGTGGGTACACTCTGCAAAAATCGAGAAAGCAGGTTGAATTTAAAGATATGGGCGACGACATTGAGAGAATGAGGCGTGAATTTTCAGAAAAGTTTCGAGATATGTTGAGTGCAAAATAAACCCCCTTTCGGGGGTTTTCTTTATTACGTAACGGTAACAACACACTTGGTGGAGTCAACGTAATCAGGGCTGGTTGCAGAATCCATCACGCGGCAGAAGTACGTACCAGCATCACCTGCGGCAGCATTGTACTTGGTGAACGTGTTGGTAGTAGCACTGCTGATCGGCGAAGTGCCTTTATACCACTGATAGGTATAAGGCTCTACACCGCCAGAAGCTGCAACAGGGCCAAGCGTCAGAGTGGTGTCATGAGCAACGTTTTGGGTTTTGCTGATATCAGTAGTCAGCGTTAAATCTTCGATGCTGGACACATCAACGGTAGAGCCATCATAAGGCTTGAATTCAACCGATCCGGTGATGATGTCGTTGGTGCCGCCATCGTAGCTCAGCGCGGTGATGTTGCAGTAAGCAACGACAACGGTATTACCGGTGGTTTGACGCACCCACAGTGACGGCTGGCGACGCGCTTTTACTTCGGTGACAAAGTATTTGATGAGGTTGTGCACGCCATACTCATCAGCCTTGTCAGCCTTACGAACTTCAAAATCACCGGAAATGGTGAGGTCTGCGGTAGTGACCAGCGTCGCGACAAAGCCATCGCCATCATCAGCCTCTGAGGTAGTGGTGCTTGGGCTGAAGTCGACGCCTTTTGAGGTCATGGGAGCAAAAAACTTCCAATCTTCCTCTGCTGGCACAGCATCCCAGCAGCCATCAGCCAGCTCGATGAGCGACTGGCGACCCGTGATGATGCCGTTATCATTTGCACAAATAGCCATGTTTAGAATCCTCTCTGTTTAGCTAAACAATCGCATTATATCATGTTGACAGGTTTTGATTGGTGGTGTAGATTTAATGGCAGATAGTTTTCGTAAGCGACTTTGCGGGTTTTTAGAAACTGACCACAAAGATAAATGCAAACGAAGAAATGTATCTGGCAGTAGCCTAACGGCTAAACACCAGCAAGGTCTTCCGAATCCTTGTCAATGAATTCGGCGCACTGGCCCGGTGTGATTAATAATGGGCACACAACGGGTAAGAGCATTGCAGGTTTACATGGTGGACTTGATTGCCACGGAGTGCGAAGCAAAGTGCAGTGCTCTTATCGTTGTGGTGAATGCGCAGGCTGATGCGC